CGCCGGGGGGAGGGGCGCCGGGGGGAGGGGCGCCGGGGGCGTCGGGTTTTTCGCTCTGTTTTTTTACTAGTTTTAAAACTTTTAATATATTATTTATATCATAATCAAAATTAGGATGGTTTTTTTCTGGTACTTTGTCACGTACGGCTCTTATATAATCCTTATTTGATTGATCCTCTGGATCATTTGTTTTGGGTTTAGGTAGATTTTTTAGTAGAAGTGGGTTGCCCCCATATTTTTCCGCTACCTCTATTATCCTAGTACTTAGTACAGAACTAAAACCACCAGATTGTTTAAGGTATTTATTGTTTGTAGTAGGACGAAATCCATAAGCTGCAGGATTTGCTTTAATCTTAGCTATCCATTGAGAATAAGTTTCTCTTCTATGAAAATTAATTTTAAGACCATTTACAAGAGCTTTAATTTCTTTAACTTTAGCATCTTCTAGAGATTGAACAGCATTATCAGTTAAATTTAAGTTATTTTGTAGTTGTGCGATATCTACTTGTTTATTAGACAGTAATTTATTAAGCATTGCACATACGTTATTATTATTAATTGTGCATTGGGTATCCTCCTCTTCATTTACGGAATTACCATTTTTCATTAATCTACCATTATTGCGAGTATATATTTTACGTACACCTTGAAAAGGTTGTACCACTAATGAAACAGTAGCTGCAGATGCGTTTATAGAATTTGTTAAACTAGCAACATTGGTATTAACATTGCTTAGTAAATTTGATAAATCTAAAAATTGACTCATTTATACTTGTATATATATTATATAATAGAAAAAAAATTGATAAAAATTTAAATATTTTTAAATAACTAAAATATTTTTATCTTATTATTATATAATGAATAATAAAATTTTTGGTATTCCAATGTGGGTATGGGTTCTTGTAGGAGTTGTATACTATTTACATCATACTAAATCAACTGAACGTTTTGTAGATATGATAATGCCTAAAAAATCTCAACCTAAAATAAAAATATTTAATTTTAACACATCGTGGTGTGGATGGTCTAAACGTTTTCAACCTGAATGGGATGAATTTACAGATAATATTAAAAGCAATAAAAATGTAACTGCAATTGATATTAAATGTGACGACCCCTCTAATAAATCAATGTGCAATGATTATAATGTACCCGGATTTCCATCTGTTATAGCAGAAGTAGAAGGTGACCGTATTCAATATTCAGGTCCTCGCACTGCCGATAACTTGATGGAATTTGTAAATAAATTAGTTTAATTGTTTATATTTTAGTAGAAACTTTAACAAGTTCATTATAAAACTCTAATTCTTTTAATCTCTTTTTATCAAAATCCTTATAGCCATTCAATGCTCCATACCACATCCCTCCAATTGCAGCAGTAGTATCATTATCACCTGGATGGATTGCTACTAAGGATATAAATGTTTCAATACTATACTCTATATTATCAAAATCAATTATTTTAGACCCAGGAGATTGTATAGACATTAAAAGACAATCATATGCATATATACAACTATCTAATCCTGTACTACCAATACGATTCCAGTCCCATTCTAAACCTTTCAAACTTTTTCCTTGTATTACCATATTTTTAATCATGTTATTAGGATAAAATCCTAATAGAAATTCTGTTCTATCAGAAGGGAAAATAAATGTATCTAGAGAATTTTTATATTTTAATTTACTAATTCGAGTTTCATTATATCGTTTCCAATAAGAAATATATTCATCAAGGTCTTCAATCTTGTGTTCTTTTGGATAATATTTATGTATCGTCTTATTACGATATAATAATAGCATCCTATCTACCCATTCCCAAGGATTAATCTTATTAATAGCGTAACTAGTAAAAAGAGCAGTTATCATTCCTCCTAAAAATCCAATATAATAATTGTGAGTTACTCTTGATGCAATAATAGATTCTTCAATAATCTTTTCTTCATCATTTTTCCATACAAGACCAATAGGACCAGTTCTCATTGCTGCCCCATTTCCTCCCATATTACTTTTAATTGGCATATTTTTAAGAGTGACCCCTTTCTTTAATAATTTTAACGATTCAATTGTTGTAATACCACTTGTTCGCTTACTATCATATAATAAATCATAATTATCAATATATTCTTTAATATAATTAGTTTCTCCACCACCTTTCAATGCAGCCATAGCAGTTGCAATAATCATAATTGTATCATCAGAAGCATTCCAATTAGTAATATCAATCTTATTAGGTCCTCCTAATACCAAGTAATGATGTAATAAGATGGTCCATATATTATTATATTTAGCGAGAGTATTTGTTTCTATAGTATAATTAAATTCCCATTTGCCATTATAATAACCTAATGTTTCAAAATAGGATGCAAACATAAAGCTAGCTTCTATATTTTCCATATTAATAAAATTAAGAAAAAAATATTTAGAGCTATTTTTAATATATAGAATATATATTATGTCAAAGATTGAAATCGATTTTAATAATCTAAAATATAATCTATATGAAATTTTAAATGTACCGCCTAATTCTGATGCCACTAAAATAAGAAAAAGTTTTATGAAATTAATAAAAACCTTTCATCCAGATAAAAACTCAGATTTAGAAGAGGAAATTTATAATCATATTATTTTAGCCAATCAAATTTTATTAAATGAAAATAGTAGAATGCAATATGATGTTTATCTTATAGATAAGGTTGACTCATTTAATGATTTGAAGACATCTTTTAATAAAATAATTAAAGATGTTGATACTTATTTTCCAGAAAAAAGTAATAGTGTTAAAATGTTTACTAATATGAATACAGCATTGAATCAGAAACATGGTTTTACTGAAACTAATGATATGTCAGTAATGGAACGTTTTAGTAAAATAAAATCAACTAGAAATCAAGATGATTTTGTAATAGAGAAAGAAGATATTAAAACAACAACTGATTTCAATGAACGTTTTACTTATAATAAAGTAGATGGGAAATTTAAAAATCAGATTGTAGAATATAAGGGTCAACCTAATGAATTATCAACCTATATAGTAGGAGAGAATTTTACTAGTTTAGCAGATTTAGATAAATTATATATAGAAGATTCAGTTCAATGTTCTAAATATTCAAGTTTAGATAGAGCATTTATGTTACAACCTGTTGAAACAAATAATATGAATAAAACAGTTGATGATAGGATGAAAGATTATAAATCACAATCCGATAATATTAAGAATATGAAACCAACAGATTTCTCAACTAAAAAATTTAATGAGTGGGAGTAATAGCATCTGTTTGTATACCAATATCAACTGTAGTATTCGATTTATTAACATCTGTTTGTGTCGATATATTATATTTATTTAAAGTTTTTGGAGTTTGTTGATTTTTAATAAATTTTTTAGCGGATTTTTTTCCAATATTAATAATTTTTATTTTTTTATCCGTATCAATATCAAAATTGGTAGTTTCCTGATTAAAGTTTTCAATTTCAATAACATTATAATTATTAAAATTGCAATCATTACAATCTTTTCTCGATATAATATCAACTACTATACTTAGACATCCCATAGTAAGATTCATAATATTATCCATTTTATTACAAATACTATGTTTGATATAAATACCAATAGTAGTAGATGGATTACAATATTTAATAGGAAAGTTATTAACTAATCCACCATCAATATAATATTCATTTTCATATAAAACAGGTGTAAAAATAATAGGGACTGAAATTGAAATTCTTAATGCAGTTAATACTGACATTTTAGGTGTATTAGTATAATTAAATGCAACTTCAATACCCTTATTATAATTTGTACCAATAAATGTTAATTTCATATTAGTAAGATGGTAATGTTCTTCAAAAGTTATATCATCCAAGTTATATTTTTCTTTCAAAAAATTTTGCATAATAATCATAATTTTATCTCCAGTATCAATTCCATAAGATAATAATACAGTATCAATATTAGTATCAGGAATTAGTTTTGTAAAATTAAAATTAATTATAAAATCAATAATGTCTAACACACTATAACCTAATGATAATATGAAAGATACCATTGCTCCTGCAGATGTTCCAATAAAATTATCTATTTTATTAATATCAATATATTTTATATCTTCTAAATATTCAAGTGCACCTAAGAATGCAAATCCTTTTACACCTCCACCACTAAAACATAATGTATTGATATGTATTTGTTCCATTTATATATATAAATAATTTATTTTTAATTATTTTTTAGTAACATTATTAATAAGATTTATAAATAATAAAATAGATATTCCAACTAAAATTAATACAATAGAATCTCTATTATCATCTATCAAATCCTCAAAATGTTCAGTTAAACTAGGTCTAAATGGTTCTCTTAAAAAATTCTGTTTCATTTTATTATAACAAGTTCTACAATGACGAAGATGATTCATAATTTCATTACAACTATAAATTTCTTTAACATGTTTTTTTATTTTATCTAATCTTTCATCATCTTTAGTAATCATACTAAACGATTCTCGTTGTGATTGTTCTTGAAAAGTTTGTTCTTTTGGGTGCTGTTCTTTTGGAAATGACGAATGTAATGATTGATTATGTGGTATTATTTTTTCTGGAAACATTGAGGTTTTTTTTCCCCATGCATCTTCTAGTGAACAATAGTTCATTTTCTTATTTCTAAATAGGAGATAATAATTTCTAAATTAAAATATAAATGGATTGTAAAATTATTAAGAATATAATTTTTATTATATTAGGTTATCTATTAATTAAATCAATAATAAAATTTGATGAACAATTTACTGAATCCACAAACTTATCTATTAATAATAATATTATAAATTATATGAAATATGATATTATTAAAGTAGATAATGATGCAAGAACTATTGTCAAGAAAGCAAATGTGGATTCTAAAGTAAGAGCCGAAATAAATAATAAGATGGTTGAATTTTATGGAGAAATACAAAATAATATGAAATTACAAAATACATTAAAATTCTTAAATTTAATAAATGATAATAATATGCCACTATTTATTAATGAACATCCAGATAATCATATGTTTAATCAGATTAAAATATTATTAATAACTGGTAAAATTAGTCCTAATATCGGCATACCCAATATTACGCGTAAACAAGTTTTACTTGTTTAGGTCCTATTAATTAATTTTATTTATTATTTTATAAAATAATAATGGTAATAAATAAAAATATCTAAATATAATTATATATAATGCTATCCGATATAATAAACGATAAATACATATCTACCGCACTAACAATAATGGTTGGTTTATATGCAGTGACATTAGGTCCAAATTTACCATCATTTGTCAAGGATTTATTTGCAAACAGTATATTTAAAATTATTATTTTATTTTTAGTTGTTGTACGTGCTAATAAGAATCCCACAATGGCACTTATTATTGCAATTGCATTTGTTATGACATTAGATTATCTTCAAAAGAAAGAATCAATTAATGCATTTACTTCTGTTGGTTACAAATTAGGTGAAAATAGTTGTGAAGAAGAAGATGTACAAGTTGAACAAGTTGAACAATTTCTTCAATTAGAAGAACCATCTGAATATCTTAATGAAATTGAAAGTATGGCCAATATAGCTTATTTAGAAAATGACGTAAATGATAACTTACCTTTTGAAGATTTTATAGAAGTTGATTATAAAATAGATACTGAATCAGAAGTAGATAGTATTGTATCTCCAGTAGAAATAGAAAATCGCGCAGCACGTATTGAAGATGTAGAAACATTTGTTTCCATGTAATATTACTATTTAAAAAATCTCGTGTAAAAGTCTTTTTATTGCGTTAAGTTAAAGGAAAGAATATTAATAATATTAATATGTCAAATTCAGAAACGTCATCCTCAGAAGTTCGTATAAACTATCAAGATTCAAAAGGTACAAATCTATTAGAAGATAAGAAACCACAATCAACTGATACAGATTTTTATTTTAATATGATTGCTAATCCAACTAAAATAGTTTTAAAAGAATCTGATACAGAATCTTCAGATTTTAATAATATGATGAAAAAGACTGAATCCGACTCATCCAATAGTAGTGAATCATCTAGAAAAAGAAGTTCAGAATCTCGTACAAAAGTTGAAAGCATTCGCGTCACTCAATCTGAAAAAAAAAGTGAAGTATCTCCTAGACCTACAATACCATCATTACCGAGACACGTAGAAAATAATGAATCGTTAGATATGCCAAAAGTTTTAACAGCTCAAGAAATTAGAATGAAAAAAATAGAATTATTACGTAAATTATCTGAAATTAAGACAAAAGGATATAAATTAACAAAAGAATATGATTTTAATTCTTCATTAGAGGAAATGGAATATGAATATGATTTATTAAAAAGTTTTGCAGATAAGAGAAATGGTGTTAAAATATTCAGAAATGGTTTATTACAAGCAGTATCAGTTATTGAATTTTTAAATGATAAATATGATCCATTTGATTTCCATTTATCGGGATGGGGTGAACATATGTCAGTTGAAATTGATAGTTGGGAAGATGTATTGGAAGAATTATATGAAAAATATAAAGGTAGTGGAAAAAAAATGGCTCCAGAAATTAAATTAGTATATCTTATTATTGCATCGGCATCAGCTTTTCATTTTACTAAATCACAAGCATCTAAAATACCCGGTTTAGATAGTATGTTAGCTTCTAATCCAGGATTATTAAGTAAAATTATAAATCCTAGTAATAAAGAGACATCACAATTTGTATCCCCTCAAGAATTAAATATTCAACAACAAAAAGAAGAATTAAAAAAAAGAGATGAAGAACTTAAAATGAAACAACAAATGCAAATGCAACAAATGCAAAAGCAACAAATACAAAAGCAACAAATACAAAAGCAACAAATGCAAAATAATAATCCCTCGCAAAATCAAAACAATAAATTTGATACATCTTCATCTATTGAAAATATTTTAAAATCTCAAATATTTAATGAACCAGTTGCAGCAAATGCAAAACCATTACCTAAAACAATCTCAGTTGATCAATTAAAAGTAGAGAGACCCAATATTATAGCTCCTGACCAAGTTAAAGATATTTTAAGTAGAATTCATAATATCCAATCAACAATAAAATCACCAAAAGCGCGTAGTTTTGCCGGAAATACAGAAACACAAGATGAAACATCATCTCAAAATGATAGATTAGTATCTGAAACAACATTAAGTGAAAATAATCCTCGAAAACGTATGGCTAAAAAGAAAAAAAGTGGAATAGTTATTGAATAATAAATTAGCATATATGTATGGGATTGAAAAGCTTTTCTTTAAATTTATTTTTTTATAAATTTAAAGAATAATTATCATTATTATATAAATGTCTGAAATATTAATAAAGAAAAAAAGAGGTCGTAAACCAAAGAATTTTAATATAGTAATAAATAAAAATGATACAGTAACTCATATATCAAATATAAACAGTGAAGAAGAAAATATAATATTTCATTTACCAATAACAATAAATGAAATAAATAATAAAGAAGTAGAAGATTGTGGTATATTTATTAAATCGGAGAATGATATAAATAAATTTAAGCTAATAGAAGATAATGAAATGAGTGAAAGTATTACTACAACTATGGCAACTAGTATAACTAATACTAGGAATACTAATAATAGTATTAGTAAAATAATGATTCATATATTAAATTTTACAAAAAATACAAAATGTTGGTGGTGTAGAAATATTTTTACAACACCATCTGTACAATTACCAGAAGATTTTTATAATGATACATTTTATTGTATTGGTCATTTTTGTAGTTATAATTGTATGAAAAGTTATAATTTGGATTTAAATGATAGTCTTTCCTGGAAACGTGAATCACTAATGAATTTATTATATTATAAAACATATTCTGAATATAAAGAAATAGTATCAGCTCCTCATTGGATGACTCTTGAAGAATATGGTGGTTCCCTCTCTATTTCTAAATTTAGAGAAAATTCAATAATGAATAATAAGGAATATATTGTATTACATCCACCATTAATTTCAAGACAGATGCAAATAGAAGAATCATATAAACTTAGTAAATTAAAAGAAGTTCCAATTGATAAATTAAATAAAATTTATTCTGAAATAGAATCGGAATACAAAATTAAACGTAATAAACCAATAAAATCAAATCAATTAAATTTAGAAACAACTATGGGGTTGATTAAATCAAAGAAAAAATTCTAACTCAGAAAAAATTCTAACTCAGAAAAAATTCTAACATTAAATGAAATACTAGATTTTTCTAGCATTAAAATTTCCTAGCAATATAATCTGTTTTAATAAATACTTTAGAACTATTCATTTTAGCAGATTCGGATTCTAACATTTTAATAAAATTAGAATGCATATCATCACTTGTATCTTCTGAACTTGTTTCAAATATATAATATGGAGCAGTCTCATATTTAAGGGTATAATTATATTTAATATTTTTAATTACATTTGTAAAGAGTTGTTTAGTTCCTATAATTCCCCCCAATGAAATAACTCCAAATCGAGATACAATTTTATTGATTTCAATCTCATTATTCTTTTCATATAATTCTTTCATATTCATAACAATCATTTTATCTAGATTTGTATTTTCTATATATTCATCAAAATTACTAATAAAATATTTCCACATTGATATTTCTTCTTCAGTATTTTCTATATATTCTTCATATAATGAATTAATATCATCAATAAAAGTTCGCCAAATATCTGAAAATTCATAATTATAGATTTTACATAATGAAATTATAAATTTACGGAACATCTTATTTTCATTAAATGGAATCATAAGTTCTCGTTGAATTTGCATTATATCCATATCTTTAAATTTAATATCTTCAAAATAAGCAGTAGATAATTGAATTGTATCTTTATCAATCGCTTCAATAGATGCTACCATTTCTTTATTAAGTGGAACAATTTGATTCCAACTAGAAATTTTACGACGTTTAGTAGCATCTTTAAAATTCATAATTCCTTCATATGGGTAATCAACTAATTTTGCTTCAAAATAACCATCTTTCTGTTTTGTAAAAACAGCCAAAACAGTTGTGCCGACTTTCGGCATAGTAGTGAACATATATTCATTAGACATTAATAAGTTATAATTATAATTTATTAATTGTTTAATTCAATTTTTGTGGGATAATTTTATACTTCTATTTCTAGTTGGCATGAGGTAATGAGTCTTTTATTAGTTTGTTTGATAATTGGTTTGACTGTCTGTTTTTTTGGTTGCTTTACAACTGGTTCTAAGGAAGTATAAAAATATGCTCCTTGTAAGAATGAATCAGCCATATCATCTTTTTTCTTAAAACTATTAAAATGATTCACCCAATTAGGTAAATGTGTAATCATATCATTACAATATTTAATACCTAGACTTTTTGTTAATTTATAAGCTTTGGTATCTTTTCCTTCTTCTACAGATTCCTTTTTCACTTTAATCAATTGTTTTGTATCCCCTTCATTTGCTAATTTTAATTTATTAGAAGGTGACAAGAATTTAACATGAGATATATTTGATTTAGTTATATTTTTATCTATAATACCACGAATAAGATAATAATCATATATTGTTGATGCAATTGATTTCATTCGTGGATTCTTAAATGATGGTTGATTCTCAATTACCACATAATCAGCCGCTAAAAGATTAGGCTTTGATTCTAAAACCATCATAAGATTATATTTAACATCATCAAAATTTAGTGTTCTTGAACTTTTAATTTTAAAACTTTTCATATCAGTTGATTTTATTTCTGATTTATATATTGCTTTAGCGTGAGTGGTACAATAATTATTAGTCATATCCTTATATTTTGCATTTTTACCACAAGTAATACAAACTGATTTTATTTCATTATCAGTAAATCGTTCCTTAAAAGATTTAGTTACTACTTCTATTTTCTTTGCATGAGGTTTACAATAATAATTTGTGACCCCATTAATAGTATTAGTAATACTTGCTTTCTTTCCACAACTACATTTCATTTCATCTCGTTCTGTTAAATCGATATTATTCCAATCTATAATATGCCAATCATTATATTGAGTACCATCTGCTTTTGTAAATATTTTTTTAGTCATAAGACAATAAGATAAATGGATTACTCCTACATCAAAAGATAATATTAATTTTTCCATATAATATTTGTAATATATTTATCTTTATATAACAGTAAAAAGATTGAATAATTATAACATAGAAATAATGTAATTATATTATATGTCTAAATTAGAGTTAATTATTGGTCCAATGTTTTCAGGTAAATCAACTGAGTTAATAAGAAAAATCCGTTTATTACAACAAATTAATAAAAAAGTATTAGTAATCAAACCAACTATTGATAATCGTTATAATGAACATAAATTAACAACGCATAATTATGACTCTGTTGATTGTATTGTATTAAAATGTTTATCTGATATAGATATAAAACTTGTCAAATCTTGTGATATGATTGTTATTGATGAAGGGCAATTTTTTAGTGATCTAAAAGAAACCGTGATATTTTGGCTCATTAATTATAAAATTAATATAATAATTGGGGGATTAGATGGAGATTATCAAAGAAATCCTATTGGAAATATTCTTGAATTAATTCCTCATTCTGATGTTTGTACAAAATTAACATCTCTTTGTATTGTTTGTAAAGATGGTACACCAGCACCTTTTACTAGACGAACAATTAAATCTGATGAAAAAATTTTGGTTGGAGGTTCAGATATTTATGAACCTGTATGCAGACAACATTATGTAACCTTATAAAAAATATTAAATTTTTTTATAATGTGTAATTTTACTTTACCACTTTAGTTCTTGTGAGGGTTCTATATTATATAATATAACCGATGAATTTTCTTAATATTTTTTTTCCATTTATATGTGTATCTTTAATCATTCGAATACCATTTATTTTAAACTTGTCTTTTTTTATACTTTTTTTAGGATATATTATTCGTTGTATATTATGATTGTTATTCATAGGAGAATAAGCAGTTTCCATTATATAATAGTTAACAAAAAAATGAATTATTGATATATAAAGCTATATTATCTTTATCTATCAGATGACCAATAATTTAAAGTGGGATAATTTTCAGTATATTGATTATTTAAATGTTGATAAAAATGAAATTAAGAACTTACCAAAAGGGATTGGTATTTCAACAATGTGTGCATCAGGAAAATTAAATACAAATATTGATGTACAAACTATAAAAAAATATATGCAATTAAATGAGGATGATATTATTTGGGTTGGTCGAAATAAAGAAGATTGTAGAAGTTTAATTAAAACTAAGATTAAACCAAAACGAAATAAGAAAGATGATAATAAGATGGTAAAAAAAGAAAACAAAAATTGTTTTTACAATCAAGTAACTGTAGTTATACGAATTGACAGTGGAGTTACAGATGATTTAGATAATGTACCTAAAATCAATATGAAATTATTTAAAAATGGTTCTGTGCAAATGTCAGGATGTAAATCTATAAGTAGTATTAATATTGCTTTGAATAAATTAATTATTCGATTGAAAGAAATTAAAGCTCGTTTTGAAAATAATAAAATTGTAGAATTTAAATATATTGAGACACCTGAAACAATTACAGTTAAAGATTTTAAAATTGATATGATTAATTCTAATTACCAAGTGGCTATTCAGATTGATAGGGATAAACTATATAATTTATTACAGAAGAAGAAAATTAAATCATCATATGAACCTTGTATTCGTGCGTGTGTAATTATTAAATATGTACCCGAACGAGATAATATTGAACAAAAAGAAGTTAGTGTTTTTGTATTTCAAAAAGGAAATATTATTATTACAGGTGCTCGTTTAAGAAGTCATATTTTATCGGCATATGATTATATGAATGATATTTTATTAGTTCATAAAGATGAAATTATAAAAAAGGATGATGAAGAAATTGAAAAAGTTCTACTTAATATTTATGATAATATTATGAAAGAAGCAAAAGTGGGATTAATAAAATTATAATCATATTAATAATCCATACCATTAGAGAAAACTGTTGTTTTATCCATACCAATATAAACAGTATGTTCATATTGTGCTGCGTATGCTCCATTTTCAATAGTTAATGGAGGATAACCATATAATATTTTATTTTTAACTAATGTATTTAATTGAGATTTCCAATTATTTATATTAAATATTTCAATATAGCGATCAGTGAAAGGAAGTGTTTTAAAATTAGATTCTATTAATTTGTACATTTGTTTATTTTGTGATGGTATTTGTTTTAGGTCTGGATTTATACGATATAATGTATTCTCACCATATTCTTTTACAATATTAGAACCAGTTGACCCAAATGTTTCAATTGCGTATACACCTTCTGTAAATCTATAATTTTCACCCATTTTATTTCGAATATCAGCACAAGGTAAGAACATACCACCATGTATAATACCATTCTTAATATTATGACCTCCTAAATTAGTAATTGCTTTAATTGGTATAGTCTTACCATTTAAAGTTATTTCATATGATTCCATTATTTCTTTATTTGCAATACCCCAATCGTAAATATCTGCATCTATGCGAGCTGTTTTTATTCCATTATATGTTGCTTCTTTCACTGCTTCTAATAAAGAATCATAGATTGGATCAAATGATATAGTATGAGCACTATCAATTATCCATCCATTTACTTCTGTACCATAATCTATTTTAAGTACATCTGATTCTTTTAATACCATATTATTTTGTGTAGATTTAGGATGATAATGTGCTGCACATTCATTTAATGAAAGTAATGCAGGAAATCCAATACCACCATATATTGATTTATCTTTATTTGAAATTTCCATTGTTTTAACTTCAATAATTTTTGCAATATCTACTAATTTAATTCCAGGTTTCAAATATGGTTGTAATTGTCGCCTAACCTCTTTATGAATATTACCTGCTAATTCTAATGAACCTATAATATCCTCTTTATCTGGATATATGTCGCTAATAGAAATATTCATAGTAATAGGATTTACACCTCGTAATAATTTAGACATTTTTTTGATGGTATATATCATTCACTAGAGGATTATTCTTTAAAGTATTTATAAAATTAGAATTAATATAATAACTTGATGTATCTATAATTGGTTTGCTCATAGAATAAACATTTTCAATGACATCACGTGTAACTGTTGGCATTACACTAAAATCTAATTTTTTATGAGGACCTGGTGTATAACTATATAATACTGGGTCATTTAGATGAACATTCTCAGCATCAATATATGGACCAAATACATCACCTTTACCATTAGGTGCTCTATTATAAGTTGATATTTCACGTCTTTCATCAATTTCCATATTTTTAACTGCTTCATGTGATGTAGGTTTATTAATTTCAGCAGATGCAATACCATTATAATCTTGTAGTAGTGTTGTTTCTTTAATTGTACGTCTAGCAATATCAGTTGTATCTAATGAATAATTACCCATATTCATATTATTAATATTAGTTGCAATATTATGAGATGTAGATTGTCTAATAGTTGGTTTCATCTTATCACTAATATTAACTGGTACATTTTTATCTTGTGCTGTCAAATTCAATGCAATATTATGTGATGTAGATTGTCTAATAGTATTTTTCATCTTATCACTAATATTAACTGGTGCCATTTTCTCTTGG